GCTGCACCGACTACATTGATCGTGTTGGAAAGAGTTGTTGCTCCGGTTACTCCAACAGTATTAGAAAATGTTGCAGCACCAGTTGTTGATGATGTATTGGCGATCGTAACGATACCATTCATCGTTACGTTGGAAGAAATCGTTGTGTTGCCGGAAAGTGTAGTTACACCCGTTACGCCGAGAGATGCAGCGTTGACTACATTACCCGTTGCATTGATTACGAATGTGCCAGCATCAAAGTTGACGTTTCCAGAAACTGCTGTTCCTGTGGATGTTACGTTTACTAGACCACCGGCAAGAGATGTATTACCCGTCGTGGTGAAGATGCCACCAACAGATCCATTTCCGGTAACTGAAAGAATACCTGACAAACCTAGGCTTGTGGCGTTGACAATATTTGAAGTACCGTTTATAATGAGGGTACCGGCATCAAAGTTTACATTACCTGCAATCGTATGGTTTGTACCAGTAATGGATACGTTTGATCCGACATTAAAGTTGTTGCCGGCAAGAGTTACAGCAGTGGTTGTTCCGTCATTAGTGATTGCAACGGCGTTGACCGTACCAGCCTTAAAGGTCTGTGCAGCGCTGTTGATGGTTACATTGGCCGCATTGATGTAGGTGTTGCTGGTTGAAGTAAGAGAAGCGCTCGAGAAAGTAACCGCGTTACTGAACGATTGTGGCCCAGTGAAGTATCCTGCAGCAGCGGTATTGAGAGTCTCACCGATAATAGATACGTTTGAAGTAATTACTAGATTTGCAGCGACCGATGTATTACCACCTCTTAGACCGTTGGTAACTGCGATCGTATTCGCTGAGAAAGCACCGATAAGTTCAGCGTTTCTTGGGAAATCTGTATTGCCCGTAAGAGCAACGGTTGAGTTGGCCGTGATGACTTCGGTGGAAAGCGAGTTTAGAAGCTCGTTAGTCTTTAAGACAACGATCTCCCAGGTATCAGTAATAATATCGACATTAGATACTTGTCTAGCCATCTCTTCTTCCGTTTAAAAATTGTTGCATTAGCGCTTTTATTTCGCTAAGTTCAGACTTAAGTTCGTTCATCTCTCTACAAACTTCTTTAGTCTTCTTATCTTGTTCTCTCGCAGCAAGGACCTGTTTGTAGTAGCTATCATCCATATTTATGATAGCTCCGCTGCTAATATCTCTGACTAGATAAGGATCATCAGTCTTTACGTATCTCATTATGCCGAAACACCCAGGACCTGAATCGATTCCACTGAAGGAACGACGTATGTGTTGTTGGAAAGTAGAACAACCTTGACCTGCATGGAGTTAAACTTATCAAACTGAACACCGCCGCTAGAGATATAGCGAGCAACACCATCGGTCAGATAGCTCTTGAATGCTGCGTTAGGGTACTTAATTAGCTTGATGCCCATAGTACCGGTAATGTTTGGATCCAAAATCTTACGATTGAGAGTAATCGTTGATGAGGTTGCAGAAGCTACAAGGAATATATCGTAGTTCTGAGATTCATTGTTTGGATCATAAATCTTTACGACGTCTCCGCCGGTTACATACTGCGAAATGTCTCCACCAGCAACCGATGCTGTGGCATTATCATCTACGGTCGTTACCGCAAAACCATCCAGGTATGTTTCGATTTCCTGGTGGTAGTATGGAAGATTGTACTCTAGTTCTCTTACGTCGTTCGTGTCCGATGGATCGCTTGGAATGAACGTTGACTTAAGAACCAGTGGAGTCCAAGTCTTGTCGTCAAATGCTTCCTTGTCGAGGGCGTTATGAAGCTTGGCGTATACTCTTACCTCTGTATCCTGTGGTACGTACGCGCTCATGTACACAACAATATCTTCGGCCGCTCTGTCCGCAGCAAATGAAATCTTCTTAGAAATATATTTCGACTTGGCAGTACCGAATCTGGTCGTTTCGCTATCAAACTGATACGTGACGTCTACCGTAGGAGCCGAGTTGATCGTTCTGATCTTGCTGATGTTGGTATCCGCATTGATCGAGTTTTGCTGTGTATAGACATCGAGCTGATCGCCATCGATGTATGGAGCGATGTACGAGTAGTTCTTATCGGTCGTGTAGTTGAACGAGACCTGAGCGATGCCAGACTTCTTATTGATACCTAGGCCAAATGTACCTTCAGGCTGAGATACTTCGTACGATCTCGAATAGATGTATCCATCGTAGTTCTTGATTTCATTCAGCTTATCTGTTGTGAGAGTATTGAAAGTGCTGAAGATCTGACCTGCTTCGGTGGAAAACTTATAAGAAATATTTGTGGTAGAGAATGCAGGGTTACCCAACTTAAATCTTGGAGTGAAGCTATCGACCGAGTGCTTGTCAATAGAAGCAATCGTTGCAGTCGCTCCACTGAATGCACCAATGATCGAGGATCCTGCCGAGAACTTAAATACTGCATCCGAAGCGTTCGAATCAACAAGAACCATTGAGTTGTTCAGGTTGTTCTGAGTGTATAGCTTACCGACCGGTGGAATTCTGAATGTTGCGGCGTTGCTTGACTTTCTTGGGAAAGACTCAACTTCCATTTCAGTTGCACTATTGATACCAGTGATTCTTAGAACATCGGTGATGTTATCGATTGTGAATACGATTCTCTTACCGATGAGAGTGGTCGTGAAGTTGGTGCCGGATCCAATGATCGTTCTGCTGTTTGCATCGACCTTGATCGTGCCGGTCTCATTTGGCTGATTAAGGAATACCCACTCGCCACCCGAAAAGATACCACTTCTCGATGTGATCGTGAAGAACTCGTAATTCTTTGGTGTAAGTGTAATTGTCTTCGACTTATTGCTCATGTCGAATCTGGCGATATTAACTCTGAACTTAAGGTCTCTATCGAGATATGAGTTATATGCAGTAAGATTGTTTGACTGAGTGTTGTTGACGGTATTCGTTGGGCTTGTTGTAAGCTTGGACTTATACAGCTTACCATTCAAGTTGGCCGAAGCACCTGGTGATGGCGTATCCGTTACCGTGCCAGCGGATGAAATAAGTCGTTGACCTTGAATGTTCTGCCAGAGTTCGTATGCATCGAGCTCTGTAGCAATCATAACACCATAAGACTGATTAGTCTTTACTGGGATTGGATTAGGGAATGTAAAGAATGTGCCGTCGAGAGAGTTTGAAGAGGCATTGATATTATCCCAAACAACTCTTACCGTGCTTCCTGGAATAATATTCTCAGGAACTGGCTGGCCATTTACTACTGGGCACAGCGCAATATTTACACTTGGCACTACAGCCGCACCAGAAATAGTTGGCTTCGACTTAAAGTAAAGAACAACAGAGGTGAGCATTACCTCAGGCGAATTGTCTACCGCCTCGGCATTCACAAAGAATGTCTGAATGTAGTTATACGTAGGTTGAACTGGAATAGTAGTCATCAATGCCTCTTTGCTGCAATACTTTATTTATTTGCAATACTTCATCTTAGATTGGTATCTAGTGAATCCACGAGATCAAACCTGGTGAGGTTTGTGTATTCATTGGTAACCTGCGTGGTCGTTGCGGTTACTGTTGTAGTGTTATTCAGTGTAGCACCAATACCCGAGAATCTAAGCTGTGTTGAATCCAGATAGTACTTCATCTCGATTGCACCACTTGCGCTTGATGTACCATCAATGTTAGAAAGCTTATAGATCTTTCTACCAGCAAGACTTGCGGCTAGCTTATTTTGCTGCTCAAAGTCTGTTGTTGCCTCATTGATGCCAGCGTCATAGTAGTACGAGAATGTTAGTACACCATTCTTGTCACTTACCAGACCACTGGTTCCAGCCGTATTGTCGGTTCTAATCTGTACACACTTGGCTGTTTGATCTTCTTGCTCCAGGTAGAACGAGTGTCTCGTAAGTGGACGAAGTCCGGTGATAGAGATGTCGAACTTCTGAGAGTCTGCGATGTATCCTGCACCATATGAGAATCCACTTCCCATGAAGCCAAGGTCGATGTAGTTGACTGGCTCGGTAAGAGTGAATGTTTCTGGAGCCTGGCTGTATACTCGACCCGTGTATTCGAATGGAGTCTTGCCGACATACTGAGTGGTTGTCGTTTCGATCTGATCCGATGGGTAGTACAGCTTGAACATGTAGAAGCCCTTAGGTGAGTTACCACCGAAGAGACCGCCGTCATGCTTGCCCTTATAGACTCTGATGATGTAGTACTGGCCATTCGCTGGATTGTGGCTCCAATTCATCTTGAAGCAGTCTTCAACCCATGGGTAGCTTGACCAGTTACCATCTTCCCACTTACCGCCGAACTGATATGCCTCGCCGCCGAATGCACGGTCTGCGTTCGACCACTGCTGCCAAGAAAGCGATGTGGCGATTGGAGTGGTTGGCGTGAAGTTTGGCGTTGTTCCCTGGAAGACTTCGATCTGAACTCTCTGGTCGCGAGCGTTGACGTATAGTCTAACCGGACCGGGAAGCGAAGACATTGTGTAGGACCAATCTTCCCAGACGGTCTTGTTGCCGTCTCTGGCCGATGATCTATACTGACCAATCGACGTCGATGTGATCTGAGTGATTGTTGTCTGTGTGATAGTCTCTTCGAACACTGGATCTGGAGTTACCACAACTGGAATCTCGCCCGATGTAGCATCGGCCTGATTGATAAGTGTATAGTCTTCGTATGTATAAGACCCGAACGACTTACCAACAACGTTCTCATCATCAATATCATAAGTCATTTCGATATTGATCTGAGTCGACTTAGGGTTAAGTCTATCGTTAAAGATCGTTGCACTGAACTCTGGGTTCGATGCATCGGCAAAGTTGTAGTCAACGAACGAATCAACGAAGAAGCCAAACTTAAAGCGGTCAAGAGCCGAGTTGGTCGAGCTTCCGATAAATCTCGAACGAGCAATGGTCTCGGTAAGAGTGATTGTTACGTAGCGTTCAAGGTCCTTAATTCTTCTTTCAAGCTGAGCGATATCCGTCATGCGGTATGGCTTAACCTGAATAAGCGACTGCTCATTTGGCGAAAGGAGAGTTGCAACCTTGAAGTTGTTCTTACGATACATTTCCTTCTGGTTCAGAATCTTAGTATCTGCAAGCTCGGCCATGGTTGCCGAAAGAACCTGCGGAATCGAAGGATATGGTGGAACTCTGAGAAGGTTGATAGTCATGCTATCGGCTGGCTCAGGTGGAACATCATTAATCTTACCAGGGATGCCTTTGATAACATTGAAGTTGCCACCGGTCGTTACGACGACTCTATCGGTTCTTCCAAGATAAGTTGTGATGTCCGAAGTGCAGGTAGATCCTGGCACTGGGAAATACTTCTTATTTTCAGAGAATCGAAGCATTGACTTCTTAAGGTTGTGGGCAGTGCCGGTACCTGTTGAAAGATCCTTGATAGCACCACTTGGTCCATTAGTAAAGTCTGTTAGCTGTAGAGTATCAGCGGTAGCATTTCTTACGTAGTACACGCTGTTGTTTGCTAGGATTCCGGTTGTTCCGGTACCAGTGAAGTACTGTACTACGTCGCCACTGACGAATCCATGAGCCGTGATAGTGATGGTATCCGTAGAAGCGTTAACATTTGCGCTTGCATTGAACGATGTCTGGATTAGAATTCCATCGATTGGCTCAATTGGATTGATTACGTTTGGACTGGTTAGACCACCACCTGCTTCATTGAGCAGAGGAATCGTGTTAGCGGAAGCTGGACGAAGGTCGAACTGGTCTCTTAGATCGTAGTACTTGTCCGTTGCGTTGTCATACAGCTCTGGGATTTCAAGCGTATTGACCTTGTTGGTCTCGATATCGTCAAGAGCGTGGATGTCATCGATCTGGTATGAGTTGATCGTCTTAAGACCTTCGGACGAGGAAGGTGTAAATGCATCAAACTCTACAAGTAGAGAATCGTTTGTAGTCAACGCGGTACCAGATGGCTTACGGACCAGATACGATGTATCGAGGTAGTCTGGATTCTGGTTGTTGTCAATATAGAACTGATTGGTTACGTCTTCAGCGCCAAAGGTATCGGCGGTGAAGTACAGCGAAGAACCTGTCAGGTTGTGTGTCTTATCCTGAGCATCAGGTGTGATTGCAATGGTCGAACCTGTTGCAACGTTGGCCAGCTTAAATCCAGAAGTATTTGCCAACGCCACCTTGTATGTTGCGTTGTTTGAAAGACCAGTGATCGCTGCAGATGCACCATCGGTTGTATAGACAACGAGGTCTCCATTTGCAAAGCGATGCTGGGATAGAGTTGCAATGAAGTCGCTGGCATTATCGATCGATGCCGAGTTCGTATAGAACGTGGATGTTCTAGATGCTGTGTTTGCCTTGTAGACCGATCTTAGACGGAATACGTCGGATGCACCAAGTGCCCATGGGCCATCAACACCAGCCGAGTTGTTGGCAACTCTGATACGAGCGAATACGTTTCTAGATGTTCCCTTGGTTACAGGTGGTGTGAACTTCTTCTTAACGTTGTAGTTGACCACAACCGGTGGCGAGTATGTGCTACCCGATGTATTGGCAAGAGTCATACCGGAAGGAATACCAAGATTGATCTTGAGCTGTTCGGTTTCGATCTTTGCCGTTCTGCTGCTATTTGGCGTGCTCAACGAGATAGGAACATACTTAGGGAAGTATCTCTTAACGCCCTTAGATGTGATAACCGATCCGACATTCTTAGTTACCGTAAGAGTCGTGTCGTTCTCAATCGACTGAACCTGGAAGATGTTTGATGAGCTATCATCAATCTTAATCCAGTCGCCGATAGCCAGCTGCGACAAGAACTGAGTGCTTGTGCCGGCAACGATTGGCGTGTTGGTTGCCGATACAGAAACTGTACCAGCAAGGTTTGCCGAGATCTGGAAGTTATCGGTTGGAACAATAACTATTTCGTTTTCAGCGATCGTGTTCTCAGAGAAAATGTCGAACGATTCGGTAAGAGGATCCTCAACCGAAATATCGAGAGTACCAGTTGAACCAATATTGAATGGATTCGATGCCTTATAGTAGAAGAAAGTGTCACCTACCGACTGTACGCCAACTCCAGCTCTGAATAGAAGCGAGCTGTAGTTCTTATCGTAAAGGATCGTTTCGTTGTTTTCTTGTAGGATGTCGCAGATACCTGGGTATGTTGCCCCACCGTGGTAGATTGCCTTGATGTCGTTGGCAGTCTTTCCAGAAACAAATACACGGTCAAAGGTGTATACTCTATAAACCGCGGAAGCCGTACCAGCATATCCACTCTCGAGTACGATCGAGCGTACGCGCGCGGTACCAATCTTGTTACCGGCTGGTGTAATTGCGGATCCTGGATTCTGAGTCGTGATGTACTGTCTTGCGGTATCGTAGAACTCGACAAGGTCACCAACATCGAATCTGAAGTTACCAGCAAGCTGATTGACTCTGAAGAAATCGCCATACGAGAAAATCGTTGATGCGTTTTCCTTGGTGAAAGTATCAGTGCCCTTATCAACCGCACCAATGTAGTTGGCTTCGGTCTTTACACGGTAACCATTGATGTATGCTAGACCTGGATCGATATTAATGTTGAACGATGCAGCATAAGCCGCGGTATTGCTCTGATCCTTTGAGATAACATTGAACTTATCGATAACATAGTTGCCGCTTTCTTCAGCGGTTCTCTTAGCGATCAAGTCACCGATCTTGTTGTACACGGTCTCTTGCTGAGTAATGTATGGGCTACCCTGCGAGAACTCAACGATCGGGAAGAACTCAGAGTCTAGATCGGCCTCGGCCTTTTCTAGGACTGTAAGTACCGGCTGAAGCTTAAGTCTCTTTGCACCAGGAGCGGTAAAGTTTGGAGCTCCGGTTGCATTGTCAAGAAGAGTCTCATCGGTATTGCTATCAATGATTGACTCGTTTGAAACAAAGCCTACCGACTTATCAAAGCCAATGTTGTTATACTTCTCAACAACCGCTAGCTGTTCATCGACCTTAATGAAGTAACCCTTCTGGTAGATGTAGCCTTCATCAACGCTTACGCCATAACCAAATCCTACAGGATCGTGTACGCTGCCCGCGACCGAAATTGTAGTTAGGAATCTTTGTGCAGATGCTGCAAACTGCGAAATTTCTGATGCAGTTGCCGTGCTGGATGAAACTGAAATGTATGGATCGTAGTCGTAGCCAAGACCACCATTGGTTACCGAGATGGAAGTTACCTTACCAAGACTGTCGGTTACAAGTGATCCAGCCGCGCCGTATCCATAGACCTTTGAGATCTTATTGGCCGTGCTCTTGTTAGTTGTGTTGACCGCACTGATTTCAACCGATGAATTTTCGTAGAAAGTCCAAAGTCTATTATCGCCGGCTCTTAGACTGTCTGCAAGTGGAGCAACACGAACGATTACAGCATCTGGTAGAGTTGTGGTATCTGGTGTACCAACAATCTGACCGATTGCCAGACCGTCGCTCTTGATGATGTCGGTTGCAAGCAGACCAACACGAGTACCGATGGTGAAGTCCTTACCACCAGTGGAGTTCTGAATAGCCATCGAGCTGGTTACAACAACGGTGTCGGCGTTAGAGAAGCCGGACGAACCGTTGGTGATATTGATCTTGAATACTGGATTCTTTGGATCGTATACCGTGAGAATCTGATCTGCCGCATACTTGCTGGACTCAACGGTCTGACCGAGGTCATCACCGGAGTTGATGTAGCTTATGAACAGAGTCTTAAGGTTTGGAGATGAAGTTTCCAGACCCTGTTCGACCACAGAGATTCTGGACTCAAGGTTGTTGGAGTTTCTTAGGTAGTAGCCATTAAGTTGATTGATATTGACTGGGGTTCCATCGGTCGCAAGATCCTTGATCTTGACGTATGGAAGTCTTGGCCAATACGTGATGTTGCAACCAGCAACAATTGTACCACGCTTAAGAATATTGTCACCAAACTTTTCAATCTGGTTCTGAAGCATGGTCTGGAGCTGGTTGAGTTCACGTGTCTGAACGGCAACGCCCGGCTGGAACAGGATCTTATAGTAACCCTTGTTCTCATCAAAATCGTCAAAGTGCGGCGAAGCGCTGAGATCTGTTTGAATTGGCATTTAATTTAGAACTCCAGTATAATTTTGATCTGTTCGGACTTGCTATTATTTCTATTTATTGGGTCTACATTCTCAATATAAAGAACTTCACCAGATCCTGGAACAAAATCACCAGGATAGATGTTTAGCAGGTCAAACGAGGAGCCGCTTGTGTCCCCAAGAATGGTTCTGTTACCAGCTTCTCTACTGAACGTTCCATAGAGTCTGGATGCATATACGATATCGTTATTGGCACCCTCACCAATAACCGTGGTGTGTACTCTAGCAGATGGCATCGTGTATTCTACTGCTGAGTCCTGATAGATCTTTTCGTCATCGATGAATGGAATATTCGACGATGCAGAACCAATCAGCGATGATAGCTGAACGATGGTCTTGAACAGGTTCGGATTCTTATCGTTGATCTTGATCGCATTGTCGCTAAGAATATTTGCGGTTGCGTACGAAGATAGACCAGCGATTCTAGAACCAGACTCAAAGATACCATTTACGTTTGTGATGGTGATCTGACCGGTAGCGACCGATGTGACGATGCCACGCGCGGTAACTTCGACCTTAGAGATCTGATTGTTCGATGTAGTGAATGGCGCAACTCTGTCGGTAACGATCTTATAGTTATCAGGAGTTGAATTGACCGAGCTGATGAAGTTTCTCGATCCATTGGTGATTAGCATTAGGTCACCATGATCGAATGTGTCAGCATACGATGTAATCTCTGGGTTGGCAAGAGCCGCAGTAATTTCGGCGCCTTGGCCACCACTATCGCTATTGATGTAAACTCTTGGCGGCTTGGTATATCCAGATCCTTGGTTCGTGACGGTAACCGAAGTAATCTGGCCATTGACTACATTAAACGATGAAGTTGCTGCACTGTTAGAGAAAGCGCGAACCTTGATAACGTCTCCAGCAATTGCTGAACCGGATCCTACCAGTGTAATTACTGAAGTGTTGGTTTGAGCATATTGTGATACGTTAGTTAGTGCTACATCATTCTTAAGAACCTGAACCGCATTCAGTGTATACTCAAGGACCTTGTTTCCAATATCAGCTCCAGTGATTGTTGTGGTTGGAGATGAGATATTGTAAACATACTCGATGTAGTTGCTTACAGCCTGAGTTGCACCATTAAGTGTAGTCGAAACCGAGATGCTGTTGGCTGTGTTAGCCGCTACGTAGTAGTATTCACCATCAATCAGTCCGTAGATCGGAGGATTAGGTGTCGTTGTTGATACACTGTATCTTACCTTGTCGCCAACAGCAAATGTATGCGACGACTGAACATTGATGAAGTTTGCACCATGAACAGCATTGTTGCCCTGGAAGTTATTAGCGCTCTTCACCGCGGTTAGGTTGGCAATGAATGTTGCTGTAGCTCCGGTACCACCAGTGTCGGTGTTATCAAAGATGACTTGGTCATTTGTTCTGTGATCGTAACCGGTACCGACAAGATTTTCACCACCACTTCCAATAGCGAAAGAGATGGTGTTAGAAATCTTACCGTCATTTTCCTTATAGATGAGGTTTGTACCGGCAACCGATTCTACATAGCCATACAGCTTAATGTTCTTGAACTGAACAACCTCTTCACCGATGCTGAACGAGCCAACCGGGGTGTCGTGAGAGATCGTGATGTTTGTAAATTCTGGGTTCTTGATGATACCAATCGATCTGAAGTCGTTTGATGTTGGAAGTGTTCCGTTCTCAGACTTATTGACCGTGATCGATACACCAAGCGCTCTACCTCCAAGTTCTACAGCTGGATTTGCACCATGGCCTGATGCAGGAGATACGATAGGATTAAGAGTTGCGTCCTTAAATGTAAGACCAGTCTTTACGACGTCAGGAACTTCGATCGAGGCGATTGCTGTGCGGTAGTTTCTACCAGAGGATAGCATCTCTACTCGAGAAACCGTGTTGCCGGTTGAATGAATGATTGCACGACCACGAGCTGTTTCCGTTTCCGATCCATCACCCCATACGTATACGAGAGGATAGATCTCGTAGGTGTCACCAATCGAAGGTGAGATGGTGAATGGAGAATCGAGAGTTACGTACTTTCTAGCACCGAAGCCTGAATAGCTATTGATGATTCTATATTGACCTACAACACCTGGTGTCTGAGACGATGTAATTTTAAGAACACAATTCTGGTAGTAGTTATCAATAGAAGACGCATCGTCGCCAAGAGCGTACTGAGTTTCAATACCACCAAACTTAAGATCGCCAGACTTCAGCGTTCCCATGTACCAGTTGGAGTATCCAGCACCGGCACCAGAAACATTGACGACATCAACGGTGCCTGGAATTGCTGACTCGATAATCGATGTGTTTGGAGAAACTGGAATATAGTTGGCGGTGTTGAAGCGATCGTAGTCAAGCTTCGTGATGGTGTACATATATTTCCAGATGTAACCATCGCTTAGAATAAGTGGATAGATGTCAGAGACGTTACCGTTTCTCGATGGTGGAACCGTCGATGCGCTACCACCATTATTATACAGGCACTTGTATACGTTGTACTCTGTGATGTCATCAACGACCACAAAGAACTGTGACTGATAAAGATTAGGATCGGTGTTGTCGTACTGAGAGTATGTTGTACCACCGGTCCAAAGATACTTTGGCACCATGATTCTTACGTCGTTCTCAGTGATTCTCTTCGCATAAAGCATATCATCGTATGCTTGGGTCGAGGTATAGATTTCAGAATCTTGTGGAGCCTCAACGTCATCACCGGTAACCTGAGATACCGATCTGCCTGATGCGTACTTGAAGTAGTGAATTTCACTTACCGACTTACCGGTGATCGAAATAGGAGTGGTCGATGATGAGGTGGAAGCCAGTTGGAATCCATTTTCATCCGAGTTAATTACGTAGTAGATGCCATTGGTTTCTAGACCATTCATTGCCGTGATTCCGGCGCTGGTGTAGTACCTTACTCTGTCACCATTGTTAAAGATTACGTTGGGAATCGAGATCGTCGAATTAGCGACATCATCCTTGGCGTTGAAAGCCACGACTTCAACTTCACTTAGGTATTCAAATGGAGTTCCATATGGAACGTGCTTGGCAAAGTACATATAGTACGTATTGTCAGTCGTTCCAAAGCTATTGTAGAAGTCCTTAGCCACATTTACACCAAGCTTGGTAGTGGCCAACTTTTTAGTAACGCTCATTTATTCCTCAACAATTTTTTTCAAGTAGTGACCTACTTCGTTGCGGGTGGAGTATATTGGTATCGGTTGACCCATCATAGTTTCAGAGATCTTAATCGTAGTCTCGGTAGAGTCGACGACGTAGTATCTTCTTCCAAAGTCAAGACCATCAATAGGAATAGACTTATAAAGGATGTGACCTGCACCTGTATCATTATTTATTAGGGTAAACTTGTAGCCCGAGTCGGATTCAAGCTTTTCAAACGTGCTGTCCGAACCTGATGGACTTGGCGGAGCCGAAGTAGCTGGACCAATATCAAGTGGTGTGCCATTTGGAGAGAAGGCAATCTTGATACCGATCGAGTTAGACTGAGCAACGTAGTATACTGGGACAAGGTTATGGCCGCTTTCATTCGATCCAGCCTTGATAGGAATTGGATAGTCGAGTGGAGTTTCCTTGAGCTTCAGAGTGTTTACTTCAGAATTAGCAACATAGTAGATCGCATTGTTCGTGAGGCCTTCGATTACCGTGTTTCCAGTAGAAGTGTAGTACAATACTTTCTGACCGGTTACGAACTGGTTACCGGTGATTGCAATGGTTCTATTGCTCTCATCAATTCCTTGAGTGTTGGCCTTGAATGTAACCGGCGGAGAGATTCCATATGGTGCAGTGTAACCAGCATCAATAGTGTAGATGACTCTATCGTTCTTAATGAATGGATTGTTCAGAAGAATGATGAAGTCCTGATCGTCCTTAACATCTTCAACTGAGTCAAATGATGCCGATGTCTTGGCGATATTGATTTCATCGAACTGAGCAAGCAGTCTGTGGCCTGTTAGAGATGGAACACTCGTAACATTGACCACGGCGCCATTCATTGTTTCCGAAAGCTTGACGCCACTTGTGTTCGATGATACGACGTAGTATAGACTATTGTTCACAAGCGGAGCGATAGGCATCGTTCCCTTTTCGGTGTAGTACTTTACTTGAGTGCCATTTGAAAGCTTGTTGTTCTGAATAGCCATAAAGTCAGAATCTACGGCCGTTGGCATATTCGGAATGATTTCAAACTTTGGATTGTTTCCTGTAAGCTTAAATCCGGTCGTGTTCGCCTGTGCTACATAGTACTGCTGGCCATAGTTCAATCCACCGATCGCAATATTGTCGATAGGATAAGTCAGTTCGACAACGTCACCATTGTTAAACTTGAACACGGAGTCTGGATTCTTAACATATGATAGGTATGAATCGCCAGTACCGGTTGATGCAGCCGTTACGTTCAGCGCAACACCAGGATACGATGTGCTTAGTGAGATGAAGTTGTCGATTGCATACACCACGTAGTATGTTTCGCCCGGCGTAAGACCGCCAACTGCTCCAGCAGAAGCATCCTTTGTGTACTGAACAAGATCACCAAGGACTAGTCCGTGGTTAGGAATGTTGATAAGAGCGCTGCCAGGAACATCATTGATGCCGTCAAATACGAGCACTCTATCGGTATCGACAACATTTTCCATCTCGTTATCGAAGATGATAAAGTCATCGTCGTGTCTAATGTCGCTTCTTCCGAACTCGAACTTTGTATTGAACAGATCGACAAGGAATCCTTGGCTGGTCTTTGGAAGAACGTCAAGGTTACCATCAGTGAAGATGTATTCGATTCCACCTGGGATATTGAATACCGTCAGACCTCTTGAAGTAAGTCTGTATCTTGTTACGTTGCCTTCTCCAGTCTGGTTGAAGTATGCCGTCGGATCATAGCTTTCCGAAGCATTGTACATATAGACCTTCATGGATCCGGCAGCAGCACCACCGACCGTTTCATCAAACGTGAATAGAATGATTTCTTCGCCGGACTTCGTGTACATTCTTGCACTTACGTTATCCGCTACGATATCGTAATCAACACCCTGAAGTTCTAACTGCTGTCCGTACAGATCAATCTCTTTGATTGGAAGTAGAGACTTTGGACTTGCTGTAAGATCGACCTGGCCAAAGTTTCTTGAGTCTACCAGGTGAACTTCAAGATCGTTCGAACCGTCTGGGTATAGGAATACCGCACCAAGGTATCTTTGAGCATTTGATAGCTTGACGCCTGCAGTATTCGCTTCTAGTACGTAGTATGACTTTCCAGGAATAAGTCCCTTTGTTGGGAATCTTGTTACTGGAGTTGTTTGATATACCGTGTAGTCGTTCGAATCGAAGATGTTGTCCTGTAGACGGATGAAGTCATTATCGTTGTCGACATCAGACTTCGAGTTGAAGGTTCTATAGTCAGTGTAGTATTCAACTAGATCGCCGGTCTTGAACGGATTCGTGTACGACTGAATATTGTGGCCGAGGCTGGTTGTTCCGGTTGCGGTAAGAGGAATCTTATTTCCACCGCGAGTTGTACTTAATGAGAAGCCAGTTGGTGTAGCATTCTTGATGTAATAGAACTGATTGTTTGAAAGACCGATGTTTGGAACGGTTCCAGTGTCAGTGATGTACTTTACTCTTTCACCTTCAGCAAACTGATGCTCGTTCAATGAGATGAAATCGGTCGTTTCATTGATGAATGCCGAGTTAAATCTGCTCTTGATATTTTCGATGCCGACTTCGATCGAGTTATCGCTGATGTCGAGCTTTGGATTGAACTCAACGATCTGAGAAGTTTCGATCTGCTTTACATTGATTGGCTTATCATTCTCTTCAATGACCAGTGCCGAACCGAACACTCTGGTACCGGCAACGTGGAGGACCTTCTTGAACATGTCCTGGTAGCGATCGAATGAAACCTTGGTAAGAATTTCGTACGAGTATTCCTGGTAGTAGTCGCCATCATGCAGGTACTGATCGTTGGATAGGAAACCTCTGCTGCTCTTGTAGTAGCCACGGCTTCTACCACTACCATCGATGACTACCTTGCCGGTACCTGATCTGGATCCGTCAGCCGAAGTGTACTGTACAACTTCAGAGTTGGAGTAACCGATACCAGAATCGATAACTTCGAGGTTAGTAATCGTACCGTTTGCGGTAACAACGTTTGCTTCAATGTTGGCATTAACACCGATCGAAGCTGAGCTGGCATCTTCGGCCACTGAAATCAGAGTTGCACTTGTACCTGAGAACTGACCCGTGATGGATTCACCTGGAATAAATGTATTCTCAAAATTAATTCTCTTGACCAGAACTGTCGATGTGTTGGCCGACTTAACAATGCCCTGAGCAACCTTTAGTTCGCTGTATGGTGTTACCGATAGAACATTATTGTCGACATAGATGTTTGTATTCGACTTCAATTGATAGTCTGGAAGGAATGTCTGAGTCAGGTTATTGATTCTTACGAAGCTATCTCCGTCCTGTGTGTACACATTGAAGATTGAAGCCGTAGGAATCGTCTCGAGGCTATGTGTCTGTGAGGATCCAGCTGCTGTCAATGTTACTGGTGTTGTGGATCCAAGAGTCGACTTCAACTGCAGACCGGATGAATTGGCATTCATCGCATAGTAGTATGCATTGTTCGAACCAGTGATTGGCGTTCCACCAGTGCCAGTGAAGTATCTAATTCTATCGTTGTTTGCAAATGGGCTGTTTGCGATAGTGATTCTATTCGACGATACGTTGGACTGAGCGTTGAAGCCCTTTTCAATAACTTGGTAAACTCTATCACCAGCAAGGTATCCAGGAACGGTTCCAATGTAGTGTGAAGCTTCGCTCGATGCGGTTGATGATAGGTTGACAATATCACCAACAACACCAGGAGTGGTAGTAATCTTGAAGCCAAGTGTATTTGCCGCGATTACGAAGTATGTGTTTCCGTTGTCCGGACCGATATCGGTATCGCCGGTTACGTACTTGTTGTAAAGGATTCTGTCGCCGTTGTTGAAGATCAACTGTGTGGTCGAAGCTCCGTTGTAGTAACCCTTGATCGTGTGACCATCTTCATCACCACCTGGAGTAAGAGCTATTACAGCCGAAGTAGAAACGTTGGCAAGATTGAAACCGTATGCTCCAGTATTTGCAACCTTGTACAGTGCGCCATCGGAAAGACCGATGTTCTGCGTATTGCCGGTATCACGATAGTATCTTACGATCATGCCATTTGAATAGCCATGATCCTGAACCGAGATATAGTTGGATACGGTCTTCGAGAAGTAGTGCTGAGTCGATGAGTCCAATGTCTTATTAAGAGAAATTGGATCACCACCAGCAGTCGATGTAAGCTTAATTCCCGATGTGTTCGACGATACTACAAAGTAAGATGTATTGTTCGATAGTCCGATGCCAGATACGGATTCCTTAATGTAAAGAACCGAATCACCATCAGTGAATGGGCTGTTTTGAATAAAGATAAAGTTCTGAACGCTGTCAACATCGGTTAGAGAGTTGAAAGAAAGTCTTAGCGAGCCGACATCATTGGTCGAGTTGATCTTTGCAGTCTCAAATGGAATGTAGATGAATTCATTGGTTCCATCGACATCATACTTTGGATCGATGTTTCTAGTGATAGCATTATAGTCGGCGTCCTTAACACCACCACTTACTTCTAGGTCGTAGAATGTTAGTGCACCGGTCGACTGTGTAATCTTTTCTCCAGCAACAAAGGTACCAGTGATGTTGGCAATCTCAAACACATAGTCTTTTCTATTGAACTGAGCGATGTATGGCTGGTAAACGAGGACGTATGGGTCGGTGTTGTAGTTCGAACCAGGGTCAACTCCAGAGATACCAGCAATCGTGCCGATATTGAACTTATTATACGATAGGCTCGAGAAAATCGTATCGTTTAGATTTGCGTTTGGATTCTTGGCAAAACCATAACCAGAAGATCTGATAGGAGTATCTAGGAATGGCTTTTGAATGATCGATGACGGAGCCGACTGAGTGATGCCCGTGATTGCCGCATTCGTTGAAGAAGCGCCATACACCATTACGTTTCCGTAGCCGGATGCTGTTACTTTGAATTCGCCATAAACATCGGCAACGGTAATTCCACCACCGGTTTCAGAAACTATGGTTCCTCCTCCTTGTACTTTCAAGAAGAAGTGATTTGTGTTGGCTGCAGTACCTACAAGGTTAGCAACAACCGAATCATCTAGATTTTGAACAAGAGATAGACCAGATGCCGTTACATTCTTGGCAAAGAACTGAGTACCATTGGAAATATTGGCCGAGGCTGTAGAGTTAACAACCAGCTTGATCGGTGTGGTTGCCGCATAGTACTCGAGAACGGATCCTTCAGTAATTCCGGTCGTGGTCATCGTAATGAAGCCATTCGACAGAACACTGGAAGTATTGCCCTGGAAGTTAGACTTCAAGTACTGAACTACGGTGTCACCCTCATTAAATCCAGGGTTAGTCATCGACAGGACTGTTCTATCGCTGCTGATGAATGATACACCGTTTGCATTGATGATGTCGGTGTTAATAAAGATTGATTCAGTCTCACCGATACCAGTAACATCAAAGCTAGCTCCAAAGCCGCTTGACTGTCTTGGCACCGACATTTGAGTACCGTTACGAAGTGTAATCATCTTCGTGTTGGAAGAGATTACATAGTCACCACCTCTGATCTGATTCGAAAGGTTGGTAACCGAAGCCGAAGCAGCATTCGCATCGGTGTAGATGGATTGACCTTCAAAGATAGTACCGAATGTAGGCACTGCACTGATAAGACCAATTGTGTCGTCGATCGAATCGATTTCTACGGTAACGATCTTGGCGGATGCGCTTACCTTGCCATCACCATCGTACTGATAGATGTTGTTGCCATATGCAAGAACGGTTGAGTTGCTTGCTGATGCATAGTTAATATTGAACACCGATCTCTTGATGTCATAGACACCAATGTTCATGTTCACACCTTCGAAGTCTGCATAGAAATCTGGAACCGTGGTTCCAGCCGGAGTTCTTGCACGAATACTCATTCTACCGGTGAACGTATGTCCTACCGTGTTGGTGGCAATTGGACTAATCGAGAGTGGTGTGCCATTGTATCTGTTCGAAAGCTTAATGCCATCACTGTCGGCATAAACCACGAAGTAGTCAGTACCTGAAGTTAGACCAGTGATAGCTGGAACACCAACATCAGTCGTATATCTTACAATGTCGCCAACCTTAAAGAGGTTGGTGTTATTCTTTACCAGGATGTAGTCAGCACTATCGAATACGAACGATGAGTTTCCGCTCACGCGCGCGTACGCGACGTTTATATTGTTTAGTTGAATTGTATGATCGGCACCAGGTGCAACACCAAGCTTCTGGATAGCAATCTTTGATCCGCCTCTGGTTTCAGAAAGACTGATTGAAGATGTTGTAGCACCAACAACGAAGTACAGTGAGTTGTTGCTTAGTCCAGAGATTGCTGCTGAACCGGTTGGTGTAACATACTTTACAAGATCATTGTTTGCAAACGTATTATTTGGAATGGCAATGGTGTATACACCAGCTGTCTGATCGACATCAGTGTATGGATCAAAGGTTTTGTTTGATTCCAGAAGAGAATATGTCGCGAATGAGTTCTTAAATGCGCCGGTAGAATTTGTAAGAACTACAACGTTACCGGTCGGTGTGGATGCAATTGCTGACACCGTGCCTTCAGCAGTGGTACCGACTTGATACAATGTATCACCGACCGCAAGAGTGCCGTACTGATTGGTAATCGACAGATCGTAGGTTGTCGTTGCACCCATCACAGAACCGCTGATGGTTCTATCCTGGATAGCATCGGCTCTTAGTGAATCGCCGGACTGAACACTATTGATAAAGTACTCTTCGTTATCTGCTAGAATGGCGCCATAGTCTGGGCTTACAACAAGCTCACCAGTTGTCGTTGTAAACTGATTAGCGGTAAGAACCGTCGCTTTGGCTACAATGTTATTGGCCACATCAACACGGTAAAGCGAGTCACCAGGCTGAACAGATATTTCAGCGTTATTATAGGACATGCTTACGAGAGGCTGTACCACCTGCTCGAATAGAGAGAAATATGTTTCGGCTCTTGGAGCTGCAACAACATTTTCTACAAACAAAACTTTTTCGGAAACGATAGAGAAGGCCGATGTGTCGGTGTATCCCCAACCACCATCGACAAAGATAAAGTCCACCGCACCGGTAGATTCTGAAACTGCTGTTACTCGAGCCAGACCACCAAGGCCAGCATATGAGGATCCGATCGAAACGATGTCACCAACATTGAATCCACGGGATCCGTCCTGAATGATGACTTCCTGCATCGAACCGATAAGCTTAGGTGAGTTGTCATATGTCTTTTGTGATCCATTAAGAATCACAGAAATGACTTCACCCTTCTTAAATTCGCCTGAAAGGTTCGAGATCTGAAGAATAGCTACGTAACCGGATACGGTCTTACGCTTGATGTACTTCTCAACGAATGATGTCGCGCCGGAAAGCGAACCAATAATCTGCTTACCGACATAGTCAATATTTCTATCGGTCTCGGATACTTCGAGATAGATTGGCTTTTCCCAGACACCATCGGATAGCTTAAGTACGTTTAGGCCAGGGTTTCTTACTTCGGCCTGTGTACCATACACCAGCTTAAAGAACAGATCGATAGCGTTCTCTGAACCTTTGGATCTGTACAGGTCGAGCGAGTTCTTTACGAGAAGCTTCTTGTTTGTGGCGGTGTCGAACTGAATGTTCTTAAGATACTTTTCCTTGAAGCTTAGAATGAACTTCTCGGTAGTGGTATCGATGTCTCTGTATGACAGAACGTTTCTGGCTTCAGCTATTGGATTGTCAGGCTGTTCAAGCCATTCGAAGTATGCTTTTACGAACGCAATAAAGTTTGGTCCCTCGTCCTTATAAAAGGCAGGGAACATATTTTCTACTAGAGGAGAAATACTCTTTTCAATATCTCGCATTAATTACTCTCTTATTTGCTCGACTTGAATATTTAGGTCTGTTTCGTTAATGTTGAGAATCGTATTTCTCTTTGAAAAAATATCGCTACTCTTTGTAGCAGCGTAAATCTTAATGCTACCGCCGGTATAGCTATCAACTCTGAAGTCCTTAAGCTGAATAAGCCCGGTGTTGTAGTTGATAGTACCTACTTCTTTAACTGGAGTATGAGAACCAAGAGCCATAGATACGATTCTCATCTTACCGATTCCGGCTTCATTTGGCTGACCGTCATCTTCCATGTAGCACTTTTCACTGTTGTAGATGAATGATGTTGTTTCGACCGAATGCTTATCTTGATACTCGTTGTAGTTGACCGCGATATCAGCAACTTCAACCTGAAGTGGAAGAGTAAAGTCTATATCGAAGCTGGTCGTTGCTCCAGGAGTCGGAGTGATGTACTTAATTGCCTTTACCTTGGTTTCATTCGAGATGATTGAAGGGTGAGCTGCGTCGACGGCCTGAACGAGCTTGGAGTATCTAAGAGTTCTATTGAAGTTGTTCAAGTTTGTTCCGGCGTAATCAAGAATTGCCGAGATGGCTGCGGTTCTGATATCGTCGGAGTTCAACTGAGTGACGTTGACGTTGTATCTTACCAGCGACTCGACATAGATGTACATGTAGTCTGGGTCGACGATAACCGGATCGATAGAAACTGGTGAACGGGTCTTAAGGAATCTATAGTACTGATCCTTCTTGATGTTTGGTAGACCATCAACCTCTTTAAGGTCAACAGCGACAAACACCTTACCAAATTGTGGAGGGCTAAGATCCTCACCACCATATGCAGAAACCGCGTTTACTTCTGGGAAGTTTAATGATAGAAGAGTCTCATAGTCTTCGGTCGTAACCGCTCTTTCCTGAGTGGTGAAGTGTCTTGGCGCATTGAACTTAATGGATTCAGTGGTTTCCGAAACGGCGCCACCCTGAGCAGGAACCGATGTGGATATTACAACGTTCGTTTCGCCGTCAATCGCGCCATCCGGTTTAAAGATGGCGCATCCATTTGGAAGTTCACCGTTACAGACTCTGTACTCGACCGTAACAACCGAGTTGTTCTTAGGAAGCTTACCGGTTACACCATCACCGAATACGATTTCATACTGCTCGTTTTCAGCGCCCTGAACGAAGAACACTCTTGAGTTGGCATCGATATTGAATAGTGATGTTGCTCTCTGGTATGGTACAATGGTTGCGGCAACGTCTTCAATGACCGTAACACTGATGCTGGATGTATCGATATTTCTATTTGAAAGAAGGTATCTGTTGTTCTGGCCTTGAATGTATGTAAACGAGTCGACCACATAGTCGCCTTCATAGAGTGTGACTTCGCCAGAATCAAACTTTGTGATTCCCGACCCAAGGTATTGGCCGGTTAGAACTAGATTCTCACCGGTGGTAAATGTGAAGTTTCTTGTTGCCAGTCTTGACGAGAATGTTGTTCCCTTTGGAATGACCAATGAGTTCTTACCGGAGACGATTGACTGAATAGAGATGGAAACTTTTGCTTCAGCCGAACGGAATGAACGTGGTGTATAGTTCAGTTCCTTGGCGTGAGAAACGACCGAGTCACGAAGCTGAGCCGTGTCTAGGAACATTTCATTACCTACCATATTGAGGTAGAACGCATTCATGTAGGTGTTGTACGTAAGAATGTCGAGTAGAACATTCATGTTCGACCCTTCAAAGTCGTAGTCCTTGAAGCGGTCCTGGCTGGCCAGATACGTCTTAAGCGTATTCTTCTGTGTCTCGAAATCAAGATTAGTGAGGATGATACTTGAATTGGCGGCCATTATCGTACTCTATAAAGTGAAAGTTGCAGCGTGGTTGGTTCTTCTTTATTTATTGTAGCAAATATGATGGTTACTACGTAAACATTTCTTTCTTCGTACCCTACGACAAGAACATCTATAAGCTGACAGCGCGGCTCATAGTTTTCAATAGTTTCTTTGATGTACTGACGAAGAACATCTGCCACGGCAGTGTTCATAGGCTCGAACAAAATCTTGTTAATATCCGAGCCAATATCCGGCTGGAAAGGCCTCTCATATTTGTTCGTAAGAATAAGATTTCTGATTGATCTCTTAACCGCATTCTCATTGGTGAACCTTACCACGTCACCCATTTCTGGATGTGGATTAAGATCGGTTAGAAAATCGCTGTACAGCTCCGACTTTCTGTCTATGCTACTGTACGAATCCTTCTTAGGCACTTATTATTCCTTATGCTGGTGGTGTAACCGTAGTCACGCTAATAATTGTACCACCCTGGATCTTGAATTCCTTGTCACCAGCAACAACAATCTCTACCGGAGGCTCAGGTGCTGGCGATTCAATATATTTATTTGCCACGGTCTCAATCCCAGTGATAGCATCGTCAACCGAATCAACAAACGCCTTTGGGCTGGACAGATCGATCTTTGTGTTGGCGATGTCGACGATGTCTCCAATGGTACCCTGGATCTTATTGATCTCTTTCATCGTATCACCGAGTACGTTCTGTAGACCTTCGCCAATCTCTTTAGCAACGGCTGCGGTGATTTCCTGAACGGCCATGTCTTGGATTTCCTTGGCGCATTCTTCAAGTCTTTCGGCTGCGTTCTCGATAGCGTCAACCAGATCCTTCATTAGACCGATTAGTCTGATAATTTCTTTTGCCAGTGAAGCAAATGCTTTAAGTTGTGGAAGAATTGTTCCAAGAATAAGATTCTTTACCCACTTCACTACGCCCCATGGAGTTGTTGGTGGTTTGGTAATCGGCAAGTACTTTTGACTAATATCCGTCTGTAGTTTTACAGCTTTATCGATCTCGTCAGTAACAGACTTGAGGTGTTCCTTAACAATCAACTTAAGCACTTCACAATCAGTGACATATTTGATCTGTTTGATCAAAGTCTCAATATAGTCTGCCGCTTCGTCGACCTGTGATGCCGCTTTGTTGGTGGCATCAAGCATCTTAGTCTTTGTGTCTCTAAGATCAGGCGCTTTAATGTTTAACTCTTTGGTAACATCTACATTAGATAGATCTACCAGTGGCTTATCACTATCGGCTGCTGCAATAGTAACTGCAAGTGGCGCTGATGCCGATGAGGATGATGAAGTGTTGGCCATAATATATCCTTATCCAGTAACTTTTGTAATGATGCCGTTTTGAACGTACACGGTCTGACCGGTTGGTGTAGAGAATACGTCGGTTGCGCCGGACTTACTACCAATACCTTCAACCGAGTAAAGCGATCCTTCAGTCATTGTGATACCACCAGGTGCCTTTACCTTGATACCACCAGCTGACTGAAGAGTGATGTTGCCTTCAGCAATGATGTCGATGTCCTTGCCGGCATAGATTGTCTTATTATTCTGCGTAATATCGAAGCTATCCGTCACGGTCTTAATAATGACTCTACCTTCGCTATTGATCTCTATGTATGTACCAGAGTTATGATAGACATGCAGTCTTTCCTTGCCTGGTGTGTCATCCATCTCGATCGTGTTGCCTGATCTGGTTTGAATGACTTTGTTGTATGGATACTCGCCGCCATACTCGCCGGATGGTTCAGGCCCGATTGGATTCTTTTCAATAGTATTCGAACCACGGGCTAACTGATTGACACCATGTCTTGACTGATCGTTGCCTGGAATGGTATGGAACGATCCAAGGATCATCGGCATCTGTTTCTCGTTACCATCAACAAAGAATCCCATGACACGGGATCCTCGTTCGATACCAAGTGGAGTCGAGCCAACTCCAGCAAGACTTGCGCTGGTTACAGGCATAAGAACCTGAGCCCATGGAAGCTGATCGGTATCAACGTTGTCGTCATGTTCGTTCAGTACACGAACTCTGATACGTCCAAGTCTCATAGGATCGATTACGTCTTCAACGATTCCAAAGAACCAACGAAATCCTTCCTGACCGATTTTCTGTGTAGTCATAATTTAGCTCTCCAAGAAGGCTCCCTTAACGAGCTCCAATGCAATTGTGTGTTGTGGTCTGTCAGAATTGATAATGATATGTCTAACCTTGGTCACCAGGTAATTACCAGAATCGAGTCTGGCATTCTCTGGTTCATCCGTCATACCGGTTGCGGCTGGAAGATAACATGTGATAACGTCTCCGACCGATATGTCGGTATCGCCATAGATATGAATCTGTATGATGTTCTGAGCTATTCTCTGAACGAATGCTCGAAGAATCGAAAGCTTTTCAGGTAGGAATGATTCCGGCTTATCGCTGTTGTATGGTACAACATTAAACACGGCAGGATTTCTACCATGAGTGGAGTCGAATCCTGACGAGTTAAGAGCCACCGGACTCTTATCGCCTAGCTTAAACTTGTCCTGCGATTCGTTGTTAGTGTAGTTGATCTTAACGATGTCGCCGGTTAAAAGATCGAAACGGTTAACGACGTTGGTGATACCGCCTGACTGAATCTTGGATACCGAATCGAAGAATGTCGCCTGGTTATATGCCAGGATGTTTCTAAATGTTACGTTTTCAGCATTAAAGTTCTGAGATGTTGGATCGAAGAAGAAGACCTTATCACTCTTCTCCATAAACTTAGATCCATCCTCAAACAACTTTTCCATGGTGGTGAAGTTGTATCCATATCGATTCTCAAAGAACACGAACGAACTTGACACATACTTTTTGGAAACGGCTCTTCTTCTAAAGAAGTCGATAGCCTTGAATGGCTGCATAAGAGTCACAAGGCTCTTTTCAACACCACGGGTCTCTTCGATAAACATTGGCTTCTGAGTATGAAGCTCATTCTCAAGAATATCTTTGACGATGTCTGAAATAGGAGCATCAAACTGACGAGTAATCATATTGCTACTGTTCTTGAATAGATCCATGCTTACGCATTCAAGAACATAAGTGACCATCTGAGAGTTGTCAGTGACTTTCTTGTCCTTGACTCGGTTTACTCTCATGTTGTATGTCGCTGGGAGAGATGTGTCTGGTGTTTGGAACACGATGTTGACATACTCTTCACCAATGATTGGAAAGTTCTGAAGCATACCGATAGCATCGGCAACTTCTAGATCGGCCATTACCACCGGCGACATGATGCTTTCGTAGATGCTTATTGCTTTAACGTGGTCAATAAGATCCATTGCTCTCTGTTGATTCTCACTTACCATCACTAGGCTGACAATGTTAACATCGCCGGCCTGAATTGCTCCAGTAGAGCTAGGACCCTTGTCTCCGCCGATTTTAATCGTAGAGTTTACTAGAGACTTTTCTAGCCCACCAAGTACGTCTTTAAATATTCTTTTGAGAAGACCCATTAACCAAATACTCTTTTCAGTTCATTATTAATCGTTTGCTTATATCTGTTGTCAATAAGCTTGATGTCGCGCTTATCTTCATTTGTTTCGTATTCAAACACGTAAGCATTAACCGGTTCCCAGTACAGATACTCTTCTAGAGGTATATTTCTTGAGACGATAGTAACGGATTGTTCATTTGCCTGTGGTGTTCTGATCGTAGAAGTTACACCGCTTGTCATACCGATCACTTCTTGGCTTGGTTGAAATTCGCCAAACACATGTTGACATGTAACAGTAGACTGATTTGAGAATGTTACAGTAGCTTCTCCGGTATTTGACTTTATGATCTCTCCAACTGTAAACGTTGCATCTGAAACCAGTTGAATATTGATAATCATATTAGTCGATACCGTAAGATCCTTAGCCTTTCTCTTATAAGAATGAACTCTAAGATTTACGTCAAGTACCGGGCTAAAGTATTTCTTAACGTTTGCTGGAAGCATTTCAAACTGAGCGGTATTAATCTCAGTGTTATCGTCTCTCCAATTGGTTCTGAAGTATAGAATCTTTTCCACTGCGGCTTCCATAGAACCATACTTGGCCTCTATGTACTTATTAAAATCTGAGTCACTGATCATCATATCGTAGTATGGATCAACAACTCCGTTTGCCATCCAAATGAGCCATGCGTAGTCGGAGTTATCATAGTACTTGTGTGATAGAGCATCGACTCTATCATAGTCATTCATCTGGTATGGGTAAAAGGCGGTCTGGTCAGACTTTGTACGCTCCGAAAGAGCTGCCAGTGCCATGATATTTCTGACACTATATCCATTGTATGATATGACCGGAAGTTTATCGAAGTACTTCATTATCGTCCACCGTTAGGTTGAGCCACTGCTTCTTGCACTGGGTTTGGTGTTGTCTGTGGTTGAGCCGGCTGGGATGTTCCACCAGGACCAGCTGGAGTTGATGCGGCCTGATCGATATTTTGTGTTGCGGTAACGACGCCGCCAACAACACCACCGACAACTGCACCTGGCGTTCCGCCGACTGATCCGCCGATGATTGCCCCACCAGCAACGCCGGCAATAGTCATGGCTGTTTCACTTGGATTTCTGAATGCATTGGCTTCATCACCAACGAACTCACCATTTCTATACTCACCGACCATGTAGTCTTCAGCCATCATATATTCGATTTCTCTTAGAGACAGCTCAAGTCTTATTGCTACTGGAAGTGTCGTACCTTCAAAGAACGCTGGAACGTTGTTTGGTGCGTAGTTTGCCGAAACTCGATCGATCACGCATCTCTTAATTCTAATGATACTATTTTCAGTCCATCCATAGTTGTTACCGTTGACCGCAGTGCCATTGTCCCATGGGTAGAAGTTTATTAGGACCATGTCTGGGTAGCCAAGAACACCTGTGGATCCGGACTGAACAGAGAATGGAAGCGATCTCTTTCTCATTTCTTGGATGGCGTTCTTAATATTTCTCGATTCATTTGGCGTTTCAGGATAGAACGTCCAACTGAAGCTAAACTCTCTAAGTCTTGGCCCTTGGAAGTTTACGACCAGGTTAGGGTTAGGTGCCAATCCAAGTTGAGCTTGAAGAGCGCTAGTAATTTGATCCGCTTGCAAAACGCTTCGTGATACTTCAGAAGATAGTTTGGATGCTTGATCTGGATCGCCACCAAGTCTTTGCATCAGTGCTCCCATGGCGGCGCCACCGGCCTGGCTTAACTGTTCTCCTGTCATACGAAGACCGATACCAGCAGCAAAGGATCTAGCATTCATATTGAGAAGATCGCCTACAACCTCAAGTTTGTTGGTGGTGTAGTCAACCGATGTGGTATCCATCAACTCCAATGGAAGCGGCAAAATAATTACTTTTTGGCTATTGAATGTGGCGTTATCAAATGGCTTCTGGCGCGAGTATCTTGCAAAGCTCAGCTTACAGTAATACGGACCAAGCTTTTCATATGTGCTTGATTGAGACGGTTTAGTCTGAGCATTCGTATTTTCTGCCATTATTTTCTCTTATAAATTAGATTGTAGAGATGATAATCTCTTTATTAGCTTCGGCCTGAGCTATCTTGGCGTTAGGGCTAACCGAAGTAAAGTTGGAGTTGGTCGCGGCTCTTCTTCTCTTTTGAATGTCTGCAGCGGAAGCTCGACCAATCGCCTTTTGAGCGACTGCAAAGTAGTCGGCCGAACCCTTGGTGATTGTGTTATCGGTCTTGAGCGAGGCGATAGCTTGAACGCTATCATACGATGAACCGACGTCGAATAGTGACTTGGTAATCGATGAAGCAACACCACCAGCATTACCTGGTAGACCGGAAACGATCTTATTGACCACTCCACTGGCCAGACTTTCGAGCGGAGAAGCTATAGTTTTAACAAACTTACTAGCAAAGCTTCCAAGAGACATAGAGATAACCTTTATACAGAGATGGGATATATAGTATTTATATGGCGTACAAAGGCAAGTTCAGACCACTTAACCCTAAAAAGTACAAAGGGGATCCCACGAACATAATATATCGTTCGCGTTGGGAGCTTAAACTGATGTCTGATTTAGACAAACATCCCGATGTACTTGAGTGGTCAAGTGAAGAGATAGTAGTTCCATACAGATCGCCGCTGGATAATAAGATCCATCGGTACTTCGTTGATTTTTACGTGAAGAAAAGGAATCACAGTGACGGAAGAATTGAGACAGTCCTTATTGAAGTCAAGCCAAAGGCTCAAACAGCTCCGCCTAAAGTACAGACCGGTAAGCCTTCGAAACGATATATTGCTGAAGTCGCCACATGGGGTGTCAATGAGGCTAAGTGGAAGGCGGCAAACGAGTACTGTAAGGACCGTGGTTGGAAGTTCTTGATCTTTACCGAAGATCATTTAGGTCTTAAGTTTTGATATAAATATCATGTAAGATTGAGGAAAGAATGGCCGCAAACGTATTCGATACTATCATCACTAAGGGTGTTCGAGCAGGACAGGTTCCTGCGCGTACGGAAGACGCACGCGAATGGTATAGAAACGCGGCCAAGCAGATCAAGAGAGTTAATGAAAACACTCTCATGAGAAACGATACCGATCGTCTGACAAACAAGATTCTGCCTGGCAACATGTACATATTCCAGTACGACGCCAAGCATAAAGACACTCTTCCTTACTGGGATAGAGTGCCTCTTATTTTTCCATTCCGAAAAGTAAAGGGTGGATTCTATGGCCTTAATCTCCACTATTTGCCGCTGAATTTAAGAGCAAAACTAATGGATGGGCTGTATGACTACACAACTAACAACAGATATGATGAGTCGACAAGAATCAATCTAAGTTACAGACTATTGAACGGTGTTGCTAAGCTTAGATATTTCAAGCCGTGTATTAAGATGTACTTGGACGAGCATGTTACAACTCGATTCATGTACATTTATCCGTCCGAGTGGGACATTGCTATCTTTCTGCCAATTGCAAGGTTTGAAAAGAGAACTGCAAATTATGTACATGCACAAAGTAGAAGTATCATTAATGCTTAAAGCAATTATAATCCAATCAAAGAGAAATGTCAATGGCTAGAAAGTCAGCTACAAAATTCGACATCAATAGATTTAGAGCGGACATCAACAATCGCGGCGTCCTGCGAAATCACCAGTTTGATGTTGGGATAAACCTTTCGTCATCGCACTATTTGAGACCTAACTATAAAGACACGGATCTGGTTGCCATCAGATGCGAGGCAACTTCTATTCCCGGTATGTCATTGGCTACTATTGATGGTCAGCCAAAGTATGGTTATGGTCCAATGGAAACATTCCCTTACTCGATGATGTACGATCAGATCAATCTTACATTTCTTTTGGATAAGAATTCATTCCTTCATAAGTTTTTCTATGACTGGCTGCAGTGCATAGTCAATTTTGATAACTCGAAGGGATTGGATTCAAGATCTTCGCTGAACAACTTTAGAACCTATGAAGTTGGCTATAAGTCGAGATACATAGCGGATCTGGTTCTCAATGTCTACAACGAGGCCAACCAAAGAGTTCAGAAAGTTACAATGCTAAGAGCATTTCCTAAGGCTATCAATCAGATCGATGTTGGCTGGGAAAACACTGACAGCCTTATGAAGTTGATGATTCCATTTACCTTTCGTGAATTCACCATCGACTATTCGCTGGCCGAAGGATCTGATAGATCACCAAGACCTCCAGTTCCACAGACTGAAGCGCCTCGCGGAAATATAGCACCACAAAACCAAACATCACCACAAATGAATAGAACACAAGCTCCTTCTACCACAACCGGACCGACGGTCTTTTACGGGGGCGGAAGTTCTGGTGGTGGTGGAGCCAGTGGCAGTTTTTAACTATGGAGTAAATAATGGCACTACCTAAAATTGATACGCCTATCTTTGAAATGACTATACCATCTCAAGATAAGGTAGTTAAGTTTCGTCCGTTTCTAGTCAAGGAAGAAAAGATTCTTCTGATTGCTCAGCAGAGCGACACCGACAGAGACATCATCCTTGCAATCAAGCAGATTCTCAACAACTGTATTCTTGATGCAGACTTTGACGTTGATTCTTTGGCGACGTTTGATCTTGAGTACATGTTCCTCAAGCTTCGTGCTCGCTCGGTGAATAACGTCATCGAGGTGTCTTACCGAGATCTTGAGGATGATAAGGTCTACACATTTGAGATTGATCTGGATGAAGTAGAGATTCAGAAGACTGAAACTCAGTCGAACAAGATCAAGATCAATGACGAGATCGGCATGATTATGAAGTACCCATCGGTGCAAACGATCAATAACATTCCTGAGAATGCAACTGGAACCGATGTCGTTGAGTATCTGGTTCGTAGCTGCATCGACAAGATCTATGATGAGGATAATGTCTATATCGTAGCCGAAGAACCGGAAGCTGAAGTACAGGCATTCATCGATAACCTTGATGTTGAGACCTATGATAAGATCCGTCAGTTCTTCAGCGATCTGCCAAAGATGTACCACAAGATTGAGTATAAGAATTCTCTTGGTAATGAACGTTCAATTGAACTGACGAGTCTTCGCGATTTTTTTACTTGGGGCTGAGTCATAATTCTCTCCAGAATTACTACAGCACCGTGTTCGCTCTGGCTCAGCATCATAAATACTCTATTGACGAGATTGAAAAATTGATTCCGTTTGAGCGTGATATTTACGTCGAAATGTTGTTGGCTTATCTCGAAAAACAAAAAGAAGAAGCTGAGAAGAGAAACATCTAATGCCAGGACCATTACTAGCTCTTGCTGGAAGATTAGCTGCCTCTAGAGGTGGGCAGGCAATTGCTGGTGCCGTTCGTCGAGGCGGAACAAGTTTAGCCCGTAAAGGTAGAGCGGCGAAAAGACTAATCACAACTAAAGCTGGTAGAAAACTATTAAGAAGAAAAGCCCGTAGAGAAATGGATCTCATGGGCGATCTGTACATGGATCAGTGGTATAGAGACCGTGGTAATACTAGTGCAAAGGCAGCCAGAGCAATAAGAAAAGCTGAGCTTCTTCGAGGAGTCATCGGTGGCAAAAAGTATTTCAGTGGTAAGGGTGGATCCGAAGCCGGACCTATACCAGCAAAGAAGA